ATTCTAATGTTGATATAACAGGTCAACAATTAAACATTTCTTTAAATTCAGTAACTATTGTAGCTGATTCTAATCTTAGTTTAATAGGTCAACAATTAAATCTTTCTTTAAATTCAGTAACTGCTTTAGCAAATGCTGATGTTAATGTAACAGGTCAACAATTAAATATTGCAGAAGGAATAGTTGATGCGTCCCCTGATGCAATGGTGATAGGTCAACAATTAAACCTTTCTTTAAATTCAGTAACCCTTGTAGGTGATTCTAATCTTAGTTTAACAGGACAAAGATTAAATATTTCTTTAAATCCAGTGGTTATAGGTATTGGAGTTCCTGTTACAGGAAATTCATTGACTATTGCTTTAAATAGTATAAATAATCAAATCTGGACAATAATAAACACAGGAACTTCTGTATCATTTACTGAGGTAAACACAGGAACTTCTGTGTCTTTTACTGAAATAAATACTGGAACTGCTGCAACTTGGACAAAGATTGACACAGCCGCATAAAATTATAAAATAGGAATTAATATGGCATCAAGTTATTCTACAGACCTCAAACTAGAAATTATGGTCACGGGCGAAAACGCCGGTGAATGGGGTAATATTACAAATACAAACTTAGTTATTCTTCAACAAGCAATTGCTGGTTATCAAACAATAGCTCTTAATGCTACAACTGGTGCTACACTTACTTTTACAAATGGTCTACCTTCAGATGGTAAAAATGCGGTTCTTGAATTAACAGGGACTATTACAGGAAACGTAAATGTTACTATTCCATCAGATGCAACGGGACCAGATGAAAAAGTTTACGTAATTAAGAATAGTACGTCAGGTGCTTTTACTGTAACAGTAAAAGTTGATGGTCAAACAGGAGTAACATTTTCTGCAACGGATAAAGGAACAAAACTTTTATATTTAAATGGAACAGACGTTGTAGATTCTAATATTGGAAAATTATCTAATGATTTTGCTCCAACACTTGCAGCAAATTTAGATACTAACGCTAAAAATATTTTAATAGATAGTGGTAATTTTATTGGTGATGAAAATGGTAATGAGCAAATTAAATTTTCAACTACAACATCTGCAGTAAACGAAATTTCAGTTACCAACGCAGCAACTGGAAACAATCCAGTTATTTCTGCAACAGGGGGTGATACCAACGTTGGTGTAACCATAACACCAAAAGGTGATCTTGGCAGAATTACATTAAATGGTGAATCAAAAATATTTGGTATTTTTGAAGCTGTAACTATATCAACTACCTTTGTAACTACATTTAATTACGATGTATTAACACAAGCTGTTTATTTTCAAAACGTTGATTTGGGTTCAAACTTTACAGTTAATTTAAGAGGCAATGCATCTACTGCATTAAACGCGGCTCTAGCAACGGGTGAGTCTGCAACGGTTGCATTAATTACAAAACAAGCTAACACAACATTTTTTAATAACGTAGTACAAGTTGATGGTACAACTACAAACGTTACAGTAGTTTATCAAGGTGGCTCGGCGCCAACATCAGGAAACACTTCATCTAATGATATCTATTCTTATACAGCAATCAAGACAGCAGCATCAACATACACAATATTAGCTTCGCAAACACAATTCAAATAAGGAGAAGAAAGAATGCCTATTTTATCAACAAGAGGTGCAGCTTCATCAAAAGGATTTGGTCTTTTAAGTGGAGGTGGTTTTCAAATAATTATATCTTCTGATACTGTAGATTATAATTTATACAATGCAGCCATAGCTAAAGGATGGCCTGGAACAACTGATTTAAATTTAAATGTAACTTTAAATCCCGGTGTTTTTATTAGCTCTAGTGCTCCTGGAACAACAGCTTTTGACGTAGGATCTCCTTGGCCAGTAGGTTCTACAATAACTTTTAAAAATAATGGTATAGTTGTAGGAAGAGGAGGGAATGGAGGAGATGGTTCTTTTGCAACAGGTCCTGGACAACCATCCGCAACTGCAGGTGGTGGTGGAAGTAATGCTATTGTTACTACTAGACCTATTAATATAATTAATAATGATAGAATAGCAGGTGGAGGAGGAGGGGGTGGAGGTGGAGGAACCCAGCCAGCTGGAAAAAGTAATAGTCGATATGGAGGTGGAGGTGGAGGTGGAATTGGAAATAGTTCAGGGGGTCTAGCAAATACTGCAATCCCTGCTCCTTTAGCTCCTACACAGCAAGCAGCACAACCAGGCACCGGTGGAACTTTAACTAGTGCTGGAGCAGGGGGTCTAGGTTATGGGCCCTCACCCTCACCTACTATTGGTGGTCCTGGAGGACCAGGTGGTGGATATGGAAGTTCTGGTGTAGCTGGAACTCCTGCTACTCCTAATCCAGGTGCACCAAATTATCTTGGAGCTCCTGGTGGAGCTGAAGGAGCAGCAATAATTGGTTATTCATATACAACAATAACTGGAGCAGGAGTAATTAATGGACCTACATCTGGGTAACAATATTGACAATTTGTTTTAATTAAATTAATATAAAAACATGAATGAATATAAAATTTTATCTTTTCATAAGGAACAAGCTCAAATAGTAGTTGAATACAATAATGAATTTATTTTTTCAATAGATCTTCCTATTGATAAAGATGGAAATATTCCAATTAATGAAGCTTTAGATAAACATATAAAAGCATATTTACCTGTGTGGGCGTTAGAGCGTAAGGAAAAACTAAAAAAAGGATTAAAACAAGAGCAAATTCAATACATTGAATCAATATTACAACCTAAACAACCAAATAATCAAAATACAATTTTAGAAAATGAAGAAGATACACAACGTAAATATATTAGTTCTATAGTAACAGAAATATTAGAAGAAACAGGTTTATTACCATAAACAATGGAAAATTTAACTAAAGATTATCTAGAAGATACTTCTTTTATTGCAACTCAATTTTTATATAAAAATTATTTTAAAAAAGAAAATTTTTTAAATAAAGAAGATTTTTTAAATAAAAAAAATAAAGTATTTAATCCAAAAACTTATTGTTTTGGTTATAATATAGATTTAAAAAAAATTTCTTTTATAGTATATGAATATGTAGACAAATATATTGTAAAAGTTGAAAATAATGTAGTTTCAGAATTTTATAAACTAACAAATCAAAAAATAGAATTTCCAATAAATCATCCTAATATGTATTACCATATTATATCCTATGATATTAATTCATTTTTACCATTAGAAGGATATGTACAAAATAATGATATAGGTGAAAAATATGACATTAAAACTAATAAATTATTATCTGTATTTTATACAGCTGAGTATACTAGTTTACCTGAAGAATATAAAAAAGAATTATTAAATTTTAATTATAAAGATATGATAACTGTATATACTAATAAACAAGAGGGTTATACAGATGAACAAAAAGGAAGATATGTTTATTGTTATTGTCATAAAAATTTGTTATAATTTTAAATAAAATGAACGAGATAGAGAAAGTAAGAGAAGAATTTAAAAATAAAAAATATTTATATTTAAAAAATGTAGTGCCTAAAAAAATATGTTATTTTTTAACTTCATCTTTACTATTAAATAGTAGAATTAATAATAAAGGAGATCATCAAGTTCCAAATGCTAAGACTATTATTAGTCATGAATTAATGTTTGATACTTTATTAGAATTAGTTTGGCCAATGTTAGAAGAAACAATTAATGAAAAATTAATACCTACTTATTCATATGCAAGATTGTATCAAAATGGAAATATTTTAAATAAACATTCAGATAGAGAATCTTGCGAGATAAGTGTTACTATTCAATTAGGAAGATCTCATCATTATTCATGGCCTATTTTTATGGGAGGAAATAGAGTTGATTTAGCAGAAGGAGATGCTGTTGTTTATAAAGGAATTGAAATAGAACATTGGAGAGAAGAATGTAAAGGACCTAATAATTATTATTCTGGACAAGTTTTTTTACATTATGTTAGAGAAAACGGACAATATAAAAATCATGCTTTAGATAAAAGATGGGAAAAAAATCCTTTTAATAGAAATGATAATAATTTAATGCTTAACAAATGATATTTACAATAAATCCTAAAAATAAATTTGGAATAAGTTATCTTGCTTTTTGGGAAGATTTTTTAACACAAGAAGATATAAATAAAATAATTTCTTATCCTGAGTGGGATAATTTAAAACAAGCATCTATAGGTAATTCAGGAAAAAATATAGTAGATGAAAAAATAAGAAGTACAAAATTAAATTTTTTACCCTTAAGACAAGATACATTAGATATCTATGAAAAAATTTCTAGTGTTATTACAGAAGTTAATAATCGATTTTTTAATTTTGATATTACCGCATTATATGAAAACATACAGCTTGGTTTATACTCTGCAGAAGAAAATGGTCATTATGACTGGCATGTAGATTATAATGTTGGCGATACTAATGTTGTTCCTAGAAAATTATCTATGGCTTTACTATTGAACGATCCTTCAGAATTTGAAGGAGGAAAGTTTAAAATAAAAACAAATTCAGATATTGAACAAGATTTAGAGTTAAAAAAAGGAAGAGCATGGTTTTTTCCTTCTTGGACATTACATAAGGTAACTCCTGTAACTAAAGGAGTAAGAAAATCTTTAGTAGTTTGGGTAGGAGGTCCTTCTTTTAAATAAATATGCTTATAAAATATAAAATACATAATTTATTGACAAAGGAAACTTCCATGGATTTATTTTTATCTGATGCGCAATTATCATTTAAACAAATGATTAAAAATCCAGCAAATACAGATTCAATCATAGTTAAATCAAGTAAAGATCAAAAAAACTGGGAAATAGTCGACACAACTAATTGGTCTTAAATAACCATTTCTTTTGTAAATACATGTATTTATGTTATATGTATTAAAATGCCTTTACAGAAAATACAATTTAAACCTGGATTTAATAAACAACAAACAGCAACCGGAGCCGAAGGGCAATGGATTGATGGGGATAATATTAGATTTCGTTATGGAGAACCTGAGAAAATAGGTGGTTGGGAACAATTAAGTTCTCTTACTTTATCGGGTCCGGTTAGAGATCAACATACCTGGACTGCATTAGATGGTAGAAGATATGCAGCTTTAGGAACTTCTAAATTATTAGTTATTTATTATGAAGGACAATTTTATGATATTACTCCACTTGATACAGCCTTAACTTCTTGTACTTATACTTCTACTACAGGTTCTTCTACAGTTACTATTAATAAAACAGGACATGGTTTAGAAGCAGGAGATTATATTATATTTACAAGTGTTACAACTCCAGGATTACCTACAACAAGTTTTACATCAGCAAGTTTTACAACCAACACTTTTCAAGTTCAATCAATTCCTACAGTGGATACTTTTACAGTTACTATGACAAGTGTTGAAACTGGAACGGGGGTTACTGCTGGTGGAACTATTACAACAAACCCCTATATTTTTATAGGACCTACTTTTCAAAGTCCCGCATTTGGATATGGAATAGGTTATTGGGGAGGAACCATTCCAACTTCAGTTACTACTACATTAAATGGTGGTATTGATAATATAGTTACAACTATTACAGTTGTTTCAACTTCAACCTTTCCAACATCAGGAAGATTAGATATTGGAAAAGAATTGATTACTTACACTGGTAAAACTGGAACCACTTTTACAGGTTGTGTTAGAGGAGCAAATGGATCTACAGCAGCTTCTCATTTAACTGGTGTCACTGTAACAAATGCAACAGACTGGGTTGATTGGGGAGAAGAATCTAGTGTTACTAGTACAACAATTGCTGCTGCCTCCTGGTCGCTTGATAACTTTGGCCAGATACTCGTTGCTACAGTCAAGAATGGAAAAACATTTACTTGGGACCCGTCTGCTGCTGCAAGATTAAGCATAAGAGCAACTGTTTTAAGTAATGCTCCAACTAAATCTATTATGACATTAGTATCCGATCGAGATAGACATTTACTTGCATTTGGAACAGAAAGTACAATTGGAAATACAGAATCTTATGATCCAATGCTTATAAGATTTTCAAATCAAGAAGATATTAATACATGGAATCCAACAGTTACAAACACTGCTGGTACATTTAGACTAGATACGGGCAACGAGATTATAGGAGCTGTACAAGGTAAAGATTATATATTAGTTTTAACAGATCAAGCTGCATACGTTATTCAGTTTGTTGGGCCTCCATTTACTTTCTCTGTAAGACAGGTAGGTACAAATTGTGGTTGTGTTGGTCAACATGCTTTGGTTTTTGCACAGGGTGCGGTATTTTGGATTGGATTTGGTGGTGGGTTTTTTGTTTATGATGGAACAGTAAAACAATTACCCTCTCTTGTTCAAGATTTTGTATTTACCACAACAGGATCTGGTAATTTAGGTTTTAACTATGATGCAGGTCAAATAACATATGCATATCACAACAGTTTATATAATGAAGTAGGTTGGAATTATGCACAATCAAATTCTTCTCAAGTAGACAGAAATGTGGTTTATAACTATATTGAAAATACTTGGACTACAGGTTCTTTAGCTAGAACAACTTATAATGATATAAAAACTTTTACTTTACCTTATGCAACACAATTCATAACAAATACTATACCTACTTTTCCAACAATTAATGGAGTAAATGGTACTTATGGCTCATCTAAATATTGGGCACAAGAAACTGGTTTAAATGAAATAGATGCTAATGGAAATGAAACTGCAATTACTTCCTACGTTCAATCTGGAGACTATGATATATCTGAACAAGGCTTAGGTGGAGATGGTCAATTAATTATGCGTGTTAAAAGATTTGTGCCAGACTTTAAAAATTTAGAAGGAAACGCAAAAATAACTTTATTTTTTAGAGACTATCCAGCAAATGCTGAGTCAATTCCATCTACAACTCCACCTTTAATTACTGGACCCTTTACTATTAATTCATCAACTGATAAGATAGATACACGTGTTAGAGGAAGACAAGTAAGTTTAAAAATTGAAAATGATGCATTAGATGAAACTTGGAGATATGGAACTTTAAGATTAGATATTGAAGCAGGAGGAAGAAGATAATGGCAAAAATTACAGCATACATACC